TTCTGAAAAAAGGCTTGGGTTTTTTGGGTTTCTTTGGGTTTCTTAGGTCTACCTCCTTTAGAACCGTTTATTCTTTGTTTGTCGATATAAACGTTGTACTTTCTTAAATCTCTCTTTAGAGCCTGTCTAATGCCTTCAAAAGCAATATCAATGATAAACTCTGCCTCTGGGTTCTCATCAGCGCAGTAAGAAAATATGTGTTTTATTAATTTGCCAGCTTGTTCATCGCTTAACTTTTCAAAGATACCTCTTTGGTCGCTATATAAAATAAAGCTCTTTTTGTCTTTCGCCATAAAATCTTATTTAAAAAAAAACGATACGCTTTCAGGCGGTGGCAGCCTTACTCACGTATCGTAATAAACCTATGAAAAAAAGTCTTGCCACCAAACTTATTCAGAAATCAATCTATGTTTCCATAGAACAACCAAATTATGAATGCATAAAAATAATCAATTATTTGTTCCATGGTTCAACTCTTGTGATTTTTTTTATCAATCCTTTCCATTTACCCCAAGTGCGTATTGCCTCAGACCTTGAGTAAGCCACAACGTAGTCAATGGCTTGCAGCGGATTATCTAAGTCTTTATCGCTTTTGTATATGTTGTATTGAATCCTAAAGGTATGCAGTCTGCAATCCGTTCTTTTTACTCTGCGAGAGTAAAGCTCTACGTCAAAGTTATCCCAGTCCTCTGTGTTTATTTTATGTGCCATCCTTATAAGTTTTTGATATATTCCTTTACTTGTTTCTTCATGTACTTTTTATCCAGCCACTCCAGCAGCTCAATAGTATTAAAAACTATTGTAAAATCTTTGCCGTATTCGTCCATACCTACAAGGTATGTTTCATTGTCAGGTGTACTCATAAACGTATTTATGTCGTGCAGCCTCTTAGTTATTTTCCTCTCTTCCATTATCCGAATATTAAAATAGTGTAGTAATACACGGTTGCCAATGTGCATAAATATACTATGCCGTAAATCGTATCTTTTATTCCGTCTTTCATTATTTCAGTTTATTTAATTGTTTAGTAAATCGTTCGTTTAATCTGCCTATGCACATACCGTAGATAACGATATTATGTTCGTTTTTCTTTTTGATGCTGTCAAATTCTAATCCAGCGCCAAATCTATTTGACCATTCTGCATTATCAATCCTTGTTTCAAAGTGTTGTATCGCTTCTTCTATTTCTAAAAGCAATTCAAGTTTTTTTGTTCTGTTTATTTTTGTTCTGTTCATTGTTCTTGGTTTTTTGATTTTGTTATTGCTTGAGCGAGTAGGACTTGGATTTCCTTGTTTACGCTCCTCGCATTTTTCTTTGCTGATGCCTCTATTTTATCATAAAGGTCTTTCGGTAGGTATATTAATTTTTGTTTCATACCCCAAATATATATAATTTTTATATAACTTTTATATAATTGTTATATAATTTTTATATAAGTATGCAAAAATGATTAGAACAAATGCGTTAATCTTGCGACTTGACCGTTCTCTTTGTGGTGTATAAAGCCTTCAACCGCCTTTGCGGCGTGCTGGAATCCTTTTTTGTGATGCCAAGAGTCAGTTCCGCTTGGACTTCTTAGGCTCTCAACGCATACAGAATGTATATCCGTGCTTGTTTTGTGATGCACATGATGCGTGTAAACGTACCTATGCTTAGTTTTTGACCATTCTATTGGAAATTCTGTTGCCATAAGCAAGGGCAAATCTTGCTTCTTTGCGCCATCTCCGTGGGTTGTGCCAATAAGGTTCTTGCCGAAACGGTATGCTTTGCGATGCCTCATTGAACAATCAAAAGTGATTTCGTTGTTTCGCTTAAAGTAAGTTTTCATAACCTCAGATAAGAAAAACCCCGACATCGTGTCGTGATTGCTTGGATTAAAAGTAAAATGTACTGGAGCTATTGCAATTAACTGAAGTAGTATATCAACATAGAGCTGCTTTGCAATTAAGAAATTGCTGTACCACATAGATACGGTGTCCTGAGGAGTTCCGTTTGTCGTTTGCCGCCTTGGATTGTCGATGTGCAGAATATCGTTTCCACCTATGAATAATATCTTTTCGATAGGGAACCCTTGCGCTTTGTTTAAAATGCCTTGTACGCCCTCCTTTACCCTTTTAACAGCGATTTGATTGTTATAGTCTTCGCCTGTTTCAAATGAATCTGCAAGCTTTCCGATGTGAATGTCTGCTGGGTCTATTACAAGTAAGTATTCTTTTTTTTCTTTGCTTCGTTTTAATGTAGGATATTTAGGCGCAAACTTTTGCATATCCTCAATCAACTTTTTGCAGAGTTCTTCTAACTTGTTCTCGGCATCGTCTTTATGTAATGGATTTTTAAAGAATAAGCTCGCCTCTCTTGTTTTGAGCCATCCGTGTTTTACGCTTTCAATATCAACTCCAGCCTTTTCGGAGGCTTCCTTCAAACCTCTATACTTAAAAAGCATTTCTGCTTCGTCAGGCTTTAGTCGGTATCGTTTGTTTTCACTCATACATATTTATTGACCACCTTACCAACTATAAACAGAAAACCTCCTACAATACAAAGCCCAATAATAAGCCACATGTAGTTTGGTTTTTTACTTGCTTTTGCTTTCTGTACCTCTATTCGTGTTACTTGGCGTATAGTGTCACGGTGTATCTTGTATTCTATTCTTGTTTCTAATCGTGTTTTTGGCACAAATACGTTTTGATAGTGTACTATTGTGTCCTTACTACTGAAGTATTTCTCATATACAATCGTGTCGTGTTTTACTACAGGTATGCTATCAATTGTTGCTATTCTAATCGTGTCGCTTGAAATAAGCGGTTCTAAGCCACGTTTAAGTGCTTTCCTATAGTGATAGTTAGCCGAGCAAGAAAACAGCGTTAAAACGCAAATAAGGCTATAAATTCGCATATTCTTTCTGTACGTCAAAACACGGACAAGCTTTATTAGCGTATTCGTTGTGACCGTGAATCGTCATATCTTTGTTGTACTTGTATATTAATTCGTGCATAAGTTTTATAAGGCTATCTTTTTGTGCTTGTGTTCGTGTATCCTTAGGCTTACGCATATCCTTAGTCATGCCTCCGACGTAACAAAGGCCAATGCTGCCTATATTCTCATAAGCACAATGAGCACCGATTTTAGATATATCACGACCGACCTCTATTTTACCGTCAATATGCACAAGGAAGTGGTAGCCGATATCATTGAATCCTCTCTTTAAATGCCACCGCCTTATGTCAGCGACATCATGCTCACGTCCTTCAGGGGTTGCCGTGCAGTGAATTATGATTTTATCAATCTTTCTCATTTATGTTCTTGAAGTCCTGAGTAACTTCTTTGGCTCTTGCAAATAGGTTCTTGAGCGCTTCCCAAATGTCGACACCTTTTGCGGATTTTACATTTTCGTTCATGCTTATTACCTCAATTGATACCAATACTAAGGCAAGAATTTTTGTAGTCATTAGCTCCACGCTAAAGAATGTCAGAACAATGTCATTTAAGATGTAATAGTCGATGAGGTAAAACAGCATTACCGTTACTTCATACAATAGGATTTTTGAAATTACAGAACTGAGTTTTCTCGACGTAATTGGAGTGCCAAGCTTGCGAGATTTCCAGACACCAGTTAAAGTGTCAAGAATTACAGAAACACCGATAAGAATAAGTATGCCCGATATTGGCAAAAAGAAGCTGGTAACAATAGCGAATAGTTGCATGGAATAGTTGTTTAATTTAGTTAGCAGCAAAATTAGTTGTGTTTTCATTGCTCAAGGTGTTCTATTATTTGATAAGTAAGGTAAATTCCGACAAATATACCAATGCAACGTAAGTGAAAAATACCAGTTGCAAATAAAGCGAAAGACGAAAAGTATCCGCTTACAAAGTATAAAACAGAAAGTACCTTAGTATGCATTATTCAATAGGTAAAGGTTCAGACCACTTATCGGTAGTCATAAGTTGCAAAGCTTCTTCGTGATTCATTGCTTGTAAAATCTCTACGCTTCCGTCAAGAATAAAGGAAGGAACGGCATCGTACTTAATTACAAATTCAGATTCATCTATACTTTTGCGGATTGTTTCTGCTGAAGT